GATGTCTGAACGACAGTCGTAGGGCCGTCTTTGCGGCGGAAGGTAATCCCAGGACGGGGTAACCTTTCGTTTCGTTATATACCGCGTCTCTCTCTGCCTGAGAGAGACTCGGTAGCCGCGGATGCTGCCATGAATGAACGCGATCTCTAACCCGCGAGGGTTAAAGGGCGCCCCTTCAGCTCTATGTAGTTCTCTGCGTTCACCATCAACTCTATACCCATAAAAGGAGGGTCGAGAAGCTATGTAACGCATCAAACCATACGTACCAGGGATGGACCTCACGGTCGATTCAGAGCACGCCCTCGGCAGTTGCAAACCTGCCGAATCGTCTTCATCAAGAGGTACAATACATTTTCGAGCAGTTGGGAAACACTGCAAGATATATTGTATTGTATTTGGTAAAGCAACCTCATGATTAGACGACCATCGGAGTAGGCCGTTGACGGCAACAAAGGAGTCTTGCAACGTACGCAACTGCTTTATAAAGACAGGACGTACATTGTGCCCATTGAAGAAATCGGCACCGCATGACTCCCTAAACGGACCCTCAACGTAGGATTTCGTGCTATTGACGACAAAGCCCAGTAGATTTAACAACCGGACTAGGTGTCTAGATACGCTCTTGTGAACGATAATATCATCACCGAACACAGAAGCGTTACACGTGTCTAAGTGCGCGCGTAATTTCAACGTCTTATCGAAGTTGAACTTACAAACAGGGACTTGCAACCCCTGTTTACGCAGGTAGGCATATGTTGCACGAACAGCAGACGAGAAGACCATGGTTTGCAAAGGAAATGTAAAACCGTTTCCCATTGTAGAGACCATGTTCAACTTCACCGATCTCCCGTCAGGGAGGGATGACGCTGGCGAACGGAACCGCTCGAGCAATGCCATAAAGCTTCTTGGCAATGCCCAACGCAGCATACCGAGCGACAACGAGTCCGAGGCGCTCTCAAGATCAATTGTTACCAACTGATCGTGAAGAGAGCCAAGTTCGGCGAGCCTGGTATTAACTTCAGGTTGAATACCGAAGTCGATACCATACTTCCTTCTCAACCGAGAGTGAAGTATCTCTCCTATGCCCAGTTGAAACCACATATTCAATGTGGGTTCTGTGCATATGGAGCGGGCAATCTGCACCGTTTTATTCACGAAACTAAGTTTATTTTGAGCTACAGTCTGTGTGCCACCAAACCAGGACGGATCGCGATAAGCATCCGTAAACTGAGGGCAGCGTGCAACACAGAGCTCCCAGACTTCTGGGACACCAAGCGTGGCAGTAAGAGTGGAACTGAATAATTTCCTATAGAGATCCATTCCAGAAGCAAGTAAACTTGCACCTGGTCCGGTACGACCCGCATAGAAAACGGGCAATAAATCCTCTATAAGAGGTTCCGTACGTCGAGAATCAACGTACCAGAACGACTCAACTTCGTTTTTAAACTCGTTGAGTAGCTCTGCCTCCCAGTCATGTGATGGCGCAAAACTCCAATCCTTCATCCGCTCGTTAACAGCAAGAAATTTCTTTAATGCTGCTTCACAGGCTATGTCGGACGGATCTTGCGAATTGTTGAATTTCTTCAACATACTCTCCTTAAGCCGGTAGCAAGCTACCGATTTAGGAGAGTCATCAATAGTCCAGTTACTACGCTGGACATCTATAACTGACGCTAGGTCAAGATGTAGCTTCGTGTTAAGTAGATCAGCGTTAATACGCATAATAACCCCCACGCAGTAAGACGAGGAATCAGAGACGTCCAAGTGAATCAGCCGCGATAGCCATTTCTGACATTTCGGAAGGCCAACACGCATGGATTCGATCTCTGTATTCGACAGCCTTATCGTACGACTCCTGATGTGGAATCAGGACGCCGACGACTCCGTACGCCTTCCGGGCTTCATTTCCCTCAGCAACTGGATCATTGATCTCTACATCGAGAACAATGAAACCGTCAAGAGGAATCCCGGGTATATGCAGAACCATCGTCATTGATTTACGAACGATGGAATCAGTCATAGGACACCGTTGATCGCTAGATCACCGGCACCCGCCGACTGCTGCATAAGCGCACCGATACCACACGAATACGCCGCACGGATGTTTGGCGCATCGGCAGTATCTGCACCGGCTGGAACATCGGATGTCAAAGTCCAATTCATAACTTTGATAGCCTGACCAGCAAGGACAGTTACGCCCTTACGTACAATCAACTTGTACGTATTCGATGGGATCTGCGTAATTACTCCGGTCACTGGATTCGGCGACCCCAAGACTTTGAGGGTCGACGAACGAGTGAAATTAAGAGTAAAAGGCGATGCAACAGAATGAACTGTAACACCAGCCTGGGTCCCACCGATAGCTGTAACTGCAACCTGTTTTCCGGGATTTCCGGCAGGAGCAGTATCAGCAACGGTGGTATACGTCGGGGAGGTAAATCCCGTCTGAGCCGATCCGGTAATTGGTGAAGTCCAAGCAATGGACATGGATATGGTTCCTTAAGAGCGGTTAAAGGAATGTCTCCTACTTAAGTTCAAGTATGATCTTCTTCGGACGCGAAAGCTCGATCTGGAGTGCCAACGCTTCAATGTTGAGCCACTTCAGGGACGGGAATTTCGGGAACTTAAAAGTCCAACTTGGATAAGGGGGAGACGGGATAGGAACACGTGAAACGTATGTTCCTAACCTATAGCCACCTCCGCCACTACCATAGATTTGAGTAGTGCCGAGAGACAACGGGCCGCGGATTGAGCTTGCATTGATTGTACGTGCGTTTCTATACGTACGATTCAACCATCCAAACTCTGCGTCCACGTATCTCATAGAATCGAGCATTTCCTGAACATTAAGGAAATAGTCGATAAAAAAGGACCACGGAATTGCTTCCCAAACAGCGGGAACGACGTCAAACACGTCGACGCCAAACGATTGAAGTAAAAATCGATTGGCATTCTGTGGTTTGCATATGACAGCGCCTCTGTACCAAACATGGGCGTCGGACTTGTCGATAACCTCCTGTATTTCAGTAGGAGAACTCGGCATACCTCCGATAGACGGTGAATATGGTCCAACCGTCGTTGTCACTGCAGAATTATGACCGCTAGCTCTTATCCCCTTAGTGTCGATAAATTGACGATTAATAAGGGAGTTCAGAGTGTTCGCTAAGTCATTCGCGTCCTCAACGGTAGGCTTAACTCCGAAAGAGTACGCGAGCCAAATGTCTGCCAACGCTTTTCTATAGTTGACAGGATTTTTTGCGTATATCTTACCAATCTTTCTCAAATTACGAGCTAGTTGGTAAGTGGCGTTATAGAACGACCGAACTGGATGGAGAAACATATGCATCGTTTCGCCAATCTCAGCAAGGAAGTTCCCGCCCCTCCAAGTTGATTTGATCCCGATGTACTTGTCGAGAAACTTGGAACGCGCTTTGGCATCGGCAACAGGTCCGAGTGAATGAGCAACACTTACAATAGACATGCAAGATTGATCAATCACCCCGGAGACTACGGTCACAGTACCGTCAGCGTAAAGGTAAGAACGAAACCCTTCGCGCGGACGAACTTGTGTACGTACCCCCTCCATGGTGGTCGTTGCATTCTCTCCCTTAGCAACAAGCTTTCGCCAGTTAGGAAGATTGGCACCGAACGTCGCTGTATCTGTCGTGGATAAACTGAACTGAAATGGGGAGCCCGCAAGTGGAATATGCGGACCACCTTTTATTGCAGTGTAGTAACCACTACCATTTAGCGACCATCGTTTAAGATTACGCTTATCAGATGCACTCATGAGAACTCCGTTGTTGAGGAGTGACTCAATGACTCCCCCCAGAGGTTTAGTTGACGCCGAGTCGATTCAAAACGCTGCCCAAAATGGAACGTAAAAGCAGCGTTTCGACAACGCCAAC